CCGCATCGTCAGGGGGTAAGGCGTGGCCGGTGGCATTGATTGGTTTCGCTGGCATCACGGCAGCGTCACGGACCCGAAATTCCAGCTTGTTGCACGCAAGGCTGGTGTGGGCCTCCCTGACGTAATCGCCGTGTGGGCTTTCGTGCTCGAAAAAGCCAGCGCATCAGAGGAGCGTGGCTCCTTTGGCGATCTTGACCATGAGGCCATTGACTGCCTGTTTGGCTTGGATGACGGCAAGACCCTCGCCATCCTTGAGCAAATGGAAGTTCGTGGCCTGGTTTCCGATGGCTGCATCTGTGCATGGGACAAGCGCCAGCCGAAGCGTGAGCGTGAAGACGACACCGCCGCAGAGCGCAAGCGCCGCCAGCGTGAGCGTGACGCCAACCAGAGCCACGACACGCCAAGCGCAGCCGATGACAGCCATGTCACGCCATGTCACGCCACGTCACACCAAAAAACGCCTAGAGGAGAGGAGAGAAGAGAAGAAGAGATAACTCCTTCACTTCGTTCAGTCGTTGGCGCGAAACCGCGCCCGACCAAGAAATGCCCCGACTCGTTTGTGGTCACTGACGAACTCAAGGCATGGGCGGAGGCTGAGTGTCCTGGCGTTGACCTGGTGAAGCAAACCGCCACCTTCCGGGACTACACGTTCAAGACCGCCCGCAGTGACTGGCCTTCAACGTGGCGCAACTGGATGCGCAAGGCGTGCGAGTTCTCGCAGCCGGCCCGCGCATCTCCACCTGGGTTCGTCAACAAGCAAGAGGCGCTAGAGGCCCGGAATCGGGCAGTTGCGGAGGAATGGCTCCGCGAGCAAGGGGTAAGCGATGCAGGAATCGGACAAGGCGAAATTCTCGACGTTGGTCACTGAGGTGCTGGCGTTCTACCGTCAAGACGTGAGCCGCTTCGCCATGTCGGTTTGGTGGGGGGCGTGCAAGGGGTTCGACTTTGAGCAGGTGAACAAGGCGTTCAGCGCTCATGCGATGGACCCGGAGCGCGGCCAGTTCGCGCCGAAGCCTGCTGATGTGGTCAAGGCTCTTCAAGGCACCAAAACGGACCGCGCCCGGATGGCTTGGGGTAAGGCATTCGACGCCATGCAGCGAGTCGGGGCGTATCAGTCCGTGGCCTTTGACGATCCGGTCATTCACGCAGTCATCGAAGACCTCGGCGGGTGGACGAAGGTGTGTCGATCTGACTTGAACGAGTTGAGCTACATGGAGCACCGATTTTGCGAAGCCTATCGGGCCTATTCGGGTCGGCCTGATCTGTCCTACCCGGCAAAGCTCATCGGTGAGTTTGAGGCTGTGAACCGGCACGAAGGCCGCAAGATCGCGCCGCCTGTGTTGATCGGTAACGCACAACGCGCAGCCGATGTCCTGCGTCTAGGAGGTAGCGGCCCGAAGACGCAATTCACGCTGGCATCGGATGTTGTGCCAGCGCTTCAGATTGAAGGGAGGCAAGCATGAGCCTATTCCCCCGTGAAGCACACAACGAAGACCTGCGAGCAATGGCGCACCGAATCTTGGACGACGCCCGCGCAGGTTTGGCAATCAGCGAAGACCGCATCACTTGGGCGCTTCGCATCACTGGCGATTTGGAGGGGTGAGAGATGAACGAGAAGAAGACGGCAGAACTCTTGTACGCGCAGCGCCTGATTTTGTGGGCTATCGGTGAGAAGCCTATGACGCGCCGCCAGATTGGTGATGCGCTTGGCGTCACCGAGTCGTGCGTCATCAGCAACATGAAGCGGCTCATGGAGCGCGGTCTTGTTTCCATCGTGGGGCATGTCCCGACGACTGGCCGACATGCTCCGATCTATGCGGCCAAGTCAAAGCACAAGAAGCCCGACCCGATGGGGGCAGGCAAGACCGTTCGCACGTCTCCGACCCGAGAGGCAGTCATTGCGGCCATTCGCTTTACACCAATGACCGCAGTTGAGATTGCTCACGAAACCGGTCTCAAGTATTCCCAGGTTCGCGGGTTCATCTCGGACACCCGCAAGAAGCACGGCACCAAGGTTGTTCGCATCTCGTCGTGGAATCTTGTCGATGGTTACGGGCCCGTGGCGGTCTACGCAGTTGGCCCCGCTCCCGATGCGCCGAAGATCAAGCGCACGAAGAAGGAGCGCGACGCAGCATGGCGCGACAAGAACCGCGAACTAATCCGCATTCAGCAACGCGCATGGCGGGCTGAGAAGTCTCAACCCATCGTTGACTTCGGGCCGTTCGGACACCTGCTTCGGTTGACTGGCGCTACCGGATCGGCGTCCAAGCGTTTCATTGATAGCCGGAAGGTGGAAGCATGAGCGCAGACACCAAGCAAGTCGGCGGGAGCCACTACAAGGACAAGGCAATCCAGCCTTGGGACTACATCACCTCCAACGGCCTTGGCTACCTTGAGGGCAACGTCATCAAGTACGTCAGCCGCTACAAGGAAAAGAACGGCGTTCAGGACTTGGAGAAGGCCCGCCATTACCTTGACAAGCTGATTGAGGTGGAGCGGCAGAAGGAAATCGAGGCGACGGCTTCGGTCAAGCCTAGCGGGGTGCGTCATGGCTAAACCCCGCAAGAAGTACCGCCCCCGCTGGGTGGCAAAGCCTGTGACCTTGCAGCTTGCCATCCAAGGCGTTGCCTATCTGAGCAAGGAAGACCAGGACGCCCGCGTGGCTCCTGTGCGCGAGGCTGTGGCGTTCATCGCTCAAGGCAAGGCAGCAAAAGAGCATTGGTCGGCCATCTTCGACGCCATGAACATGCTTGAGCAGTTCAACCAGATGCCGCAAGTGATGAAGGGCGGTCGGGACTACATCGAGTCCATGCAGAACGTCATCGTCGGGATTCTGGATCGCGCCAAGGAAGGAAAGCGGGCTCTGTACCCGTCTGAGCTGGAAGACCTGCGCGGCTTCGCTGACCTGTGGGCGGATGTGCTGACAACCGTGACCCACCGCGATTACTACGTGTGCGAGACAAAGACGCATCAAAGGCTCGTGCAAGTCATCCGCACGGGCAAGGGCGTCAAGGTTTTGGAGGCCGCATGAACATCGTCCTCCACAACGCGCAGCAAGGCCACATGGCGCTAATGGGCCTGTGGGCTCAGATCAAAGCGCACCTCATGGCAGGGCAACAGCTTGTCATTGAGGTCAAGGAGAAGACCCGCAGCACCGAGCAGAACGCCCGGATGTGGGCGCTGCTGACCGATGTGTCGCGCCAGGTCGATTGGTACGGACAGAAGCTCACACCGGAAGAGTGGAAGGACGTTTTCTCCGCATCGCTCAAGAAGCAGAAAGCCGTCCCCGGTTTGGATGGCGGTTTCGTGATCCTCGGCCAGCGCACCTCAAAAATGAGCATTCGCGAGATGGCCGACCTCATGACGCTGATTGAGGCGTTCGGGGCAGATAAGGGTGTTCGGTTCTCGGCTCCTGAGTGGATGGAGGAACACGCATGACCTACAACGCCAAGCGAGCGCGCAATCGCCGATCCCTCAACACCAGCCAAGTCAAAGACCGGATGTTTGGCGACTCAGCCCGCAAGCCGTGTCACTACTGCGGCGTCAAGTTGACCCGCGATCAAGCCACCTTTGACCACAAGCAGCCACTTTCTCAGGGTGGCTATGACAAAGGGAAAAACGGAGTCATTGCTTGCAAGTCCTGCAACGAGGCGAAGGGCTCCATGTCTTACGAGATGTTCATGCGCATCGCGCGGGAAAGGTTCGGAAATGCAAACGTACACCGCCGCAAGGCTTGAAGAAGACGGCGAATACACAGAGCACTTTGAGGCCAATTCATTTGATGAGGCCGAAGAGCATTGCCGCGCTAATGGGTGGAGGCTCAAGGGAGTCTTGATGGGGGAGATCGATTGGGATGGCGCAAGTCCATTGAACATTTCTTTGCAATGAGGCAAGCATGACTGGAAAGGTAATTGAACTCGTCTCTGCCGTGCTTGCAGATCACGCCGAAATCCTAAGGAACGTTGCCAAAGAAATCGACGAAGGCAAGCACGGAGATGTTCGCGCTGTGGCGGTTGTTGTTGATGGGAATGAGTTGGCGCTGTTTGGCTCAGGCGACGCGGATCAATTCAAGATGGTCTGGATGCTGGAAGCGGCAAAGCAGGAGCTTCTGCCGTGATGTACCCCAAGACCAAACCACACCGCGACGGGAAGTATTTGCGCCTCATCGCCACCATGCCCTGCTTCTCGTGCGGAATCAACGGCTACAGCCAAGCAGCGCACAGCAACCTAGCCAAGCACGGCAAGGGCGGGGCACAGAAGGCCAGCGACTACGCGACCTTTCCCCTGTGCTGCGAGCGCCCCGGCGTCATGGGCTGTCACAGCCTGTTTGACCAAGGCGTCATCGTGACCAAGCTCAACAAAGAAGCCGTCACCGACTTTTGGGTGGCATCAGCTCAGAAGCGGGCCAAGGCGGCGGGCTTCACTTTCCCGGAAGGCGTCTGCCATGAATGAAAAGGTCTGCACCCTATGCGGCAGGAACCACAGCGCGAGCAACTGCCCGCACACGAGGAACATCGGCACCGCTGCGAAGTTCGTCAGGTGCTCAAGTGGCGTGTTGAAAGAAGCTCGGCCTGGGTTCACGCCTGGCTTGAGAGTGCTGCGACAAAGCGCCCCGTGGCTCGGCTTAGGCGAGATTGCGCCGAGCAGTGGGGAAAGGGCAACCGTGGAGAGTGGGGAGATTGGCGGTGAGTGAAATCAAGTTGTGCAAGGACTGCAAGCACGTTCGCGGAACGTCGCCCAGGTATCTGAAGTGCGCCTACAGGCTGTCGCCAGTCAATGGATTGGCTGCATCGTTTTGCGTGCACGAGCGTGAGCCACGGGAAGACCGCTGCGGACCAGATGGGCGGTTCTTTGAGCCAAAGCCCGCAAAACCTTGGTGGAGGTTCTGGTGAGCCACGCCTCCTACCTTATCCCAATCAAGACCGTGACCGGGCTCAATGCCCGCGAGCACTGGCGCAAACGAGCCGCACGGGTGAAGGCCGAACGCGCAGCAGTAGCGCAGATCGTCCGCCCGTTCTGGACGCCCTGCATCGTCCGCATGGTTCGCCTTTCGTCATCCCTGTGCGACGACGACAACCTGCAAGGCGCAATGAAGGCAGTCCGGGACGAAATCGCCCGAATCTGCGGCGTCGATGACGGGCCAACCGGGCCGATCACATGGGTTTACGCCCAAGAGAAGTGCAAGCGCGGTCAATTCGGCGTGCGAGTTGAGTTTCTGGCGATCTGAAAGGAAGACATGAGCATTGACTTCAACGTCATCAAGCCCGAGCACGAAGACATCCACAAGCGGCTAGAGAACTGGGGCAAGTGGTGCAAGGGCTCCGCACATGGCAACGTCCACCCCATGTTCCGCCAGTACCGAAATGGCTATTTCGAGGCGACGCCAACCCGGAGCTACTCCGACACCTTGGACGCCGTCGCCATCCAGAAGGCCATGAAGGACATCCCCGAGCCCCAGCGGATCGCCATTCAGTGGTTCTACGTCAAGCCGGGCAGCCCCAACAAGGTGTGCTTTGCCCTCGGCGTCAACAAGCGCGACCTGTTGGAGCTGATCCACCAGGGGCGCACGATGATGAGGAACGTGGCGAAGGTGAAGGAGGCGGTATGAATGATCTAGCGCCTTCAAAAACATGCCCGTCGTGCCATCGATCTCTGACGATTTCATCTTTTTCAAGGGACAGCTCAACAAAAAGCGGGTTGTCTTGCTATTGCAAGGATTGCAAAAGATCAAAACGTAGCCAAAAAGAGAAAGAGCGCAGCAAAGAGAGAAGCAGGGCATGGTATCAAGAAAACAAAGAAAAGCAGAAATATAAACAGGCAATTTATCGATCTAAAAACAAGGACAAGAGGCGAGCTTTAGCGAGGAAGTATAAAAAACGTGATGTTGCGTTATTGGCTGACAACTATGTCAGGGGGACACTATTAAAGCTTGGCTTTGCAAAAAGCATGAGGGATATACCGGATGAATTTGTTAATGCTTATCGTCTTGTGATGGCAATTAGGCGCGAATCCAGAAAGGAGCAATGATGAAAAACGTTCATGAACTAATCCAGAATTTGTCCTCGGTTTTTGAGGATCTGAAGGCCGGGGCAATCAAGCCAAGCGAAGCGGACAGCTTGGCTAACCTTGCGGGGAAGATGATCAGCGCGTCAAAGGTCCAAGTTGACTACTACACGCTACGCAAAGAGAAGCCGGTGATTGACTTCCTTGACGCATCATCCTCAAAGCAGATCAAGACGGGCACGGTCACCAGGGACGCTGCAGCCGGTGTGGTCCGGCACAAACTTGATGATGGTGCTTGACTGTACAAAAAACCAGTGATATAAATCTGGCAACGTGAGCGTTGGCACAAGGCGTTGGCATCCGATTGGAGGATGCCGCGTCGGTGCTAGGCTCAAGAGATTGACGCGAGCTAACTAGGTCTGTTGGCTCACAGCGCGAGTCGAGAAGTCAACCGGCAGCACAGCCGTTCGCGTAGTGCACCAATTCCAAGCCCTGCATGGTTCGCCCAGCGGGGCTTTTTCGTTTCGCCGGGCCTATCCAGCCGCGCATCACTCGCACCCCCTAGTGGATCAGCGCCCGGCACCCATCAAGCGAGCTGACTGAGCTTCATCAGCAGCAGACCCCGACGCTTCGGTAAGCCCCGTCTCTCCTACGGATCAGGCGGCGGGCGGGGATTTCATCGGCGAACAACCCTAGAGGATTCGCAACATGGCACGGCCAAGCAAGTACAACCCGGACTATCCCAAGCAGGCGCTGAAGCTGTGCCGCCTGGGGGCGACCGACAAGGAGCTTGCTGACTTCTTCGGTGTGGCCGAGTCAACCCTGAACAAGTGGAAAGAGGACTACCCGGAGTTTTCGGAGTCCTTAAAAGAGGGTAAGGCGCTTGCGGATGCTGAAGTGGCCGACAAGCTCTACAAGCGGGCGACCGGGTACGAGCATGCAGCGGTGAAGATCGTTGCCAACGCCAACACCGGCCAAGAGCACATCGTCAACTACACCGAGCGTTACCCGCCCGACACAACAGCCGCCATCTTCTGGCTCAAGAACCGCCGCCCCGATCTGTGGCGAGACAAGACCGAGCAGAAGGTGGACGCTGACGTGAATCAGAACCTGACTGTCTCCTTCAAGTGAATGTCGAGTTCCCGGACAAGCTGAGGTGCTTGTTCCAGCCGAGTCGCTACAAGTTTCTGAAGGGCGGGCGGGGATCGGCGAAGTCATGGTCAGTCGCTCGGGCGCTGTTGATTCAAGGGGCGATGCAGCCTCACCGGATTCTGTGCACTCGTGAGGTGCAGAAGTCCATTAAGCAGTCAGTTCACCAGCTACTCAAAGACCAGATTCAGGCGCTGAACCTTGGTGGGTTCTATCAAGTTCTGGAGACGGAGATTCGCGGGAAGAACGGGACATCGTTCCACTTCTCGGGCTTGTCGGATCACACAGCTGACTCGATCAAGTCGTTTGAGGGCTGCACTCGGGTCTGGATCGAGGAAGGCCAAGCGATCACCAAGCGGTCATGGCAGATCCTGACGCCGACGATCCGTGCGAATGGCTCTGAGATTTGGGTGACCTACAACCCTCAGTTGGAGACGGACGAAACGCATCAGCGTGCGGTGGGTGACAAGAAAGATCCGGACACGGTCACGGTAGACATCAACTACTGGGACAACCCGTGGTTTCCTGAGGTGCTTGAGAAAGAGCGCCAGCACGCACAGAAGACGCTACCGAAAGAGGAATACGCGCACATATGGGAAGGTCGGTGCATGCCTGCCGTTCAGGGCGCCATCTACTTCAATGAGGTTGCGGCGGCTGAGGCGACAGGTCGGATTGGCCGATTCCCATATGACCCGATGCTGAAGGTGCATCGCGTGTGGGACATGGGCTGGAACGACTGCATGGCGATCATCCTGGCCCAGCGTCATGGATCGGCAGTGAACATCGTTGGCTATGTGACCGGCACACACCGGACGACAGCCGACTACATCGCAGAGTTCCGGGGCGAGAAGTACCGGGGCTGGAATTGGGGCAACGACTTTTTGCCTCATGACGGGTTTGCCAGCAATCGGCAGACGGGCAAGGCAGACGCGGACGTTCTGCGGGGCCTTGGTTGCGCGGTTGTGCAGACGCCAAACATGGATGTGGAGCAGGGGATTCGGCAGGCTCGTTTGCTGTTTCCCCGGGTCTACATCGACAAGCAATCGACGGCATCACTTGACCCGGAATTGCCGGGGCTGGTGGAGTGCCTGAAGCGGTATCGACGCCGCGTGAACCAACAGACAGGAACGCCAGAAGCGCCACTGCACGACGTACACAGCAACGGGGCAGACGCCTTCCGTTATCTGGCTCTGAACGCCGAGCAGATGACCAATGAAAGCTGGGGCGGCTCCCTGAACTACGCAAACATCGGAATCGTATGAACGAGAAACTACGCCAAGTGCTAGACCATGAGATTGAGAGGTCGGTCACTTGGTCTACGTCCGCCATTCGTTCCGAGCAGGAGCGCAACCTTGCGTATTACCTCGGCCTTCCGATGGGCAACGAGGTCGAGGGCCGCTCTCAGGTTGTGTCGTGGGACGTGTTCGAGGTGGTGGAGTCGGCTCTGCCGTCGTTCCTTGAGCCTTTGTTCGGTGGCGACAACATCGCCGAGTTCCAGCCTCGCGGGCCTGAGGATGAGGCCGCTGCCTCTCAGGCTACCGACTACATCAATTACCTCGTCACCGAGCGCAATGACGGGTTCATGGTGTTTTACACCTGGCTCAAGGATGCGCTGCTGCAAAAGGTCGGCGTGGTTCGCCCTGAGTGGATCAAGGTAGACCCTGAGCGCACGGACTATGAGGGCCTGACCGCCGAGCAACTGACGATGATGCAGGCTGAGGGCAAGGTGATCGTCGCCGCGTCCGAGCGCCTGGCCAATGTTGGCGGGATGCCTCTGCCCGTCTATGACGTGACTGTCGAGACGCAGCACCCCGGCAAGCTGTCGATTCGCAACGTCAAGCCGGTTGACTTCATCATCACCAAGGATGCCCGCACGCCTGATGACGCGTATGTCATCGGCGAGATGGTGACTTACACCCGCTCCGAGTTGAAGGAGATGGGCTACAAGCGTTGGGCTGATGTCTCAGACTACGACTTCTCCACGCTGACCCACGATCCTTACGAGGACGACGTTTTCGACGAAACGGTCACGGTCGAGCTTGAAGAAGTCCGGCTGTTCAAGGGCTTTGTCCGCTGCGACTGCAACAAAGACGGGATTGCAGAATGGCGTGAAGTGCTGGTCGGTGGTGGCCCTGATGATGTCCTGATGGATGACGAGGTTGAAGGCCAGGATTACGCCGTCATCACCCCGATTCCGATTCCACACCGTGTGTATGGCATGGCCTACGCCGACCCGGCTGCGGAGATTCAGGGGCTCAAGTCTGCGCTGACTCGTCAGTATGTGGATTCGCTGTTCATCGCGAATCGTCCAGACACCTACGTCAACATGCAGGGGGCGACTGCGACGACGCTGGAAGACCTGCTGTCAAACCGCATTGGCAAGATCATTCGCGGCAACGGCCCTGCGAACACCACGATCAGCCCGGTTCAGACAACGATGGTTGCCCGTGAGTCTCTGGAAGGCATCCAGTTCGTTGACACGATGCGCGAAACCCGTTTGGGTATCACGAAGTACAACCAAGGGTTGGACAGCGAGAGCCTGAACAAGACGGCCATGGGCATCGGCAAGATCATGCAGGCCAGTGAGCAGCGACTGAAAATGACGCTGCGGATCATGGCGAACACGGGCATCAAGCGCCTGTATCAGATCATCTTGCGCTTGGTCACTCAGCACCAGAACGTGTCTGACGTGATCCGTCTGCGAAACGATTGGGTGCCGTTCAGCCCGTCCGAGTGGTCGGACAAGATGGATTGCAAGATCGCTGTGGGTTCGACCAATGGCGAGCGGATGGAAGAAGTGCAGATGCTTCAACTGTTCGGGAATTTCATGCAGCAAGCCGCGCCGCTGGGCGTGGCTACCAAGCAGAACGTCTATGAGTTCGGCAAGAAGCTCGCCAAGGCCGCGAAGCTCATGGGCGCGGATGTGAAGCTGTTGACCGATCCGTCAACGCAGCAGCCCCAGCAGCAACAACCGTCGCCTGAGCAGATCAAAGCGCAGATTGAGGCTCAGAAGGCTCAGTTTGAGGCGCAAGAGGCCGAGAAACAGCGCCAGCACGATTTGCAGATGAAGCAACTTGAAGGTGCGCAAGCAGAGCGCCTGAAGCTGTTTGAACTCGCTGCCGGGATGCTGTCGCGCCCGGTGGGTGGAAACATCATCGACGGCACGCAGATGGATCAGGCTGGGCAAGTCATTGACCCGGCACAGATCCAGTTTGCCGCGCAGGCGATCAACCAACTGGCGAACGACCTGCAACAACCGGGGGCGATGTGAACGACCAACAGCGCATGCAGATCGCTCGCGCCGAGCACGCAGACCGCATCCTGACCGACCCGCTCGTCATGGAGGCATTCCAGACCATCGAGAAGGCCATCCGGGATCAGGTGTTTGATCTGCCCATCGAGGCTGTCGAGCAGCGGGAAAAGCTGGTGCTGATGGACAAGAGCCGTCAGCAGTTCGTGAACCTGTTTGAGTTGGCTATTCGTGGTGGTGAAGTGACCCGCTACGAGTTGACCGCCGAAGCGAACACCAAGGCGCGGATTCAGGCGATCCGTGAGCAAGCGAGAAGCTATGCAGGCTGAACCGAAGAAGCGCGGCCCGATGAGCAAGGCCGACAAGGTGGCAAAGGGTCTGGACGCGGCATTTGCTGCGCTCCATGAGGTGCCTGCCGTCACGTTCACCCAGACGGTCGAGGTCATCGGCCTGCACGAATACATCAAGACCAAAGAGCGCGATGGCGTTGTGTTGGTCGAGGTTTCACACCCGGACGCAGTGGAAGGCGATGTCTTTCAAGGCGTCTACAGCGGAATCAGGCTGAAGAAGGGCGCACCGTCTGCCAAGTACAGCGACGGCACGACCGAGTAAGCCTCAAACCCGGCTGGGGGCGGTTTCCCTCAGGCAGCAAGTTAGGAACAAGCCAAAGGGCTCTGGAGCAATCCGGGGCCCTTTTTCTTTGGCCTCACACCTTGCTGCTCAAACCTTGGATCAGCAATGTCTGAAGCACTCTCGTTGAACGATTTCGCGACCCAACTGGCACAAGCCGGACAGACGGAACAACCCCCAGAGGACTCCGCGCCGGATGAAACGGTTGAGCAGGAATCGGAAGGTCAGCAACCCGAGGCGACTGAAGTCGAGGCAGACCCGGAAGCGCAAGCAGAAGGAGAAGCGGAGGCAGAGGAAAGCCAGGAGGAACAACCGGAAGAACCGGAATCCCCCGATGAGCGGGTGGTGAAGTGGACGACCGCAAACGGTGAGGCGTTCGAAGTCACTGAGAAGGAGTTGAAAGACGGCTACATGCGTCAGTCGCACTTCACTCAGCAGATGCAGAACGTAGCGAAGGAACGCGAGCAAGTTCAGCAGCTCGCGCAGCAGCAGATTCAAGAGGTCCAGCAGTTCGCCGCCGAGATTGGCCGGGTGCAGATGCTTGAGTCAACCCTCAAGCAGTACCAGCAAGTCAATTGGCAGCAACTGCGGGAAGCAGATCCGGTCTCGTACCAAGAGCACCTGGCGCAGTTCACCGAGTTGAAGCAGCAGTACCGCGACGCCTCGGAAGCCCTCGCGAACAAGCGAGCGGGCTACGCACAGCAGACGGCTCAGAAGTTCGAGCAGGAGCAAGCACAGCAGCGTGCTTTGGCTGAACAGCACTTGGCCCAGGTTTTCCCCGGCATCACGACCAAGGACACGAACGAGATGTTCAAGACCTTGGTTGCAAAGGGGGCCACTCAGCAAGACCTCGCAGTCCTGACGACCCGCCCATGGGCCGTCGAAATGGCGATCTACGCACAGAAGTGGCTCGCGCTCCAAGCCGAGAAGCCGAAGGCCGTCAAGAAGGTGGCAAGCGTGCCGCAGAAGCCTCCCAAGGCTGCGCCCGCTCAACCCACCGAGTCCGAAAAACTCGCCAGGTCTGTTGCGCAGAAGCGCACGTTTGGTCGCGATGAGTTCGCTGACCTCCTGGCCGCCACTCGTAAGAGGTAAATCATGGCTCAGGCTACCAACTCGTTTGCGACGTTCAACTCGTCGCGCGTCCGTGAACAACTCATGGACAAAATCTGGAACGTCTCCGTTTCGGAAACCCCCACCCTTGCCCTGATCGGCAAGGAAAAGGTCGATGGCCCCTATGTGGAATGGCTGACCGACTCGTTCGCCGCTGGTGCTTCCAACAAGGTCGAGCAGGGCAACATCCCAACCATCGCCGCTACCTCTGATGTGGTTCGCTACGGCAACCGCACCCAGATCAGCGAAAAGTCTGGCGCCATCACTGCGACTCAAGATCGCGTCGAGAAGGCTGGCGAGTCCAGCGAATACGACCGCCAAGTGTCGAAGAAGATGGTGGAGTGCAAGAAGGACGTGGAATTTGGTCTGATCCAAAACACCACGGCCATCACTGCCGCTGCTGGCGTTGCCCCTCAGGCTCGCGGCCTGATCGGCTTCATTGCCACCAACGGCTCTCGCGGCTCCGGTGGCGCAGCCCCCAACGCTGTGACCAACACCGCCCCGACCGATGGCACGACCCGTGCATTCAGCGAAACCTTGCTGAAGGACACGATGAAGCTGATGTTTGACAACGGTGCTCCGGACATGGACAACATCTATGCCCTGATCCCGTCGGCCCAGCGTTCGACCTTCGACACCTTCTTGGCCTCTCAGACCCGCTTCGACAAGGCCGAAGACAAGACCCTGACCGCAACCTTGGAGGTCTACATCGGCCCCTTCGGTCGCGTGAAGGCTGTCAACGCCCGCCACATGCGTTCGCGTGAAGTGATCCTGCTGAACAAGGATTACGCCTCGCTGGGCGTGCTGCGCCCGATGCGTGACAAGGAACTGGCCCCCCGTGGTGACGCCCGCGAGTTCATGGTCAACACCGAATGGACGCTGATCGTCAAGAACGAGAAGGCACACGGCATCGTCGCTGACCTGACCTGATAGGGCAACAGCCCTCAACAGCCCCCCTTGGGAAACCTCGGGGGGCTTTTTGCTTTCTGGCTATGGCTGAAACCAAAGTTCTTGATGTGATCCCTGGTGGCTATACCTACATGGCCTCAGAGGATGGAGTGACGCGAGTCGGCACCATCGTTGATGTGTCCGGCATCGTTGAGCAGGTCAAGGATCGGCGCAGCCATGGATTGAACGATCACGCTTTTGGACGTCACGAAATGAGCATCCCGCTTGAGACTCTGGACGCATGGGCCAAGAAGATCAGCGGCGGGCTGATGAATGCGTTTGACGTGGCAAACGATGACGCCTTGCTCAACCGCTTCATTGCAGAGCATGGTGCCTTCAAGGTGCATGGGGGTTGGCAGTGACATACGCGACCCTCAAGGCTGATGTTGCATCGTGGCTGATTGACTCCACGGCAACCGACCAGATTCCATCATTCATTCGTTTGGCAGAGGCCGCAATCCGCCGTGATGTGCGCGTGCCTGCGATGGATGCAACCGCATCGGCTGCTTTGGTGGCCGGTGTGATTACGCTGCCCGCTGATTTCATCGAGGTCAAGCGCCTCGTGATCGACGGGTATGTCTACACGTTCAAGCCGGTCGAGGTCTTCCAGCAAATGGAGACGGACGGCTACTCAACTTCGGGCAGTGCTGGCCGCTACTACACCCGGATCGGTCAAACGCTGCGCGTCCTCAACGGCGGGACTTCGACCTATTCGCTGCTGTATGTGGCGAAGTTTGCAGAGCTTTCGGGTGATTCCGACACCAACTGGCTGTTGGATAACGCCTCGGATGTGTACCTGTTCAAGTCGCTGCATTACGGCTCGGCCTGGCTGCGCGACAAGGCTGCGGCTGAGTCCTACGAGGCCATGTATCAGGGTGCGGTGGGTGCGCTCGTGTTGGCCGAGCGGATGAGCCAGTTCAGCGGCCCGCTGTCGATGAATGTGAGCGCCCAATGACTCCATTGCTCGGCTTCTCTCCTGACGTTGAGCCCACGACGCCGGGCGCGATCATGGAGTGTCAGAACCTGATTCCCGATCCGAAGGGGATGAGGTCTGCGCCGAGTGCTGCTGATGCTGGTGTGTCGGCTTTGGCTGCTGCGTGCCGCGGCGCTGCTGTGACTCGCAACCTGACGGGCAATTCGCGTTTGTTTGCTGGCACGTCGTCCAATGTGTACGAGCTGGGCGGGACAACGTGGTCTAGCGTGTCGTCTGGTCACTCGCTCGGATCTGATGACGTGTGGCGCTTCGTGTCGTTTGGCAATGATGCGTTGGCTGTGTGCCCGTCTGTGGGGCTGCTTCGCTCTACCGGCGCATCGTTCTCGTCGGTCGCTGGTGCGCCTGCGGCAAAAGTCATCGCTGTGGCTCAGGGCTTCGTGATGCTGCTCAATCACGGCACGACCGCAGATGGTTGGAAGTGCTCGGGCTATCTGGATGTCACGACCTGGACGCCTTCGGTCGCTACTCAGTCCAACGAGGGCCGGTTGATCGAAGGCCAAGGCGCTATCACTGCTGGGCTGCGGATGGGTGACACGGTTGTCGCCTACAAGGAGCGCGGGATCTTCGTCGGCATCTACGTCGGCGGCGATGTGGTGTGGCAATGGACGATGCCTGTTGGTGATGTTGGCTGTGTGGGCGTTGAGGCTGTGGCCGATACCCCCCGCGGTCATGTCTTCGTCGGATCGGACAACGTGTATTTGTTCGACGGTCACCGGGCGCAGGCTGTCGGCGACCAGATCCGCCAATGGTGGATTGACAACTCTTCCTCGCAGTTCCGCTATCGCACCAAGCTGATGTGGGATCGCGATAACGCCTTGGTGTGGATGTTCTACCCGAGCGTCAACTCGTCGGAGTGCGACCGGACTTTGGTCTTTCACGTCCCGTCTGGTCGCTGGGGTGTGTCTGACCTGACGGTCGAGGCGGTGCTCAACTACACCTCGCAGGGCATCACCTACGACACGGCTGCGGGCCTTGGCTACACCTACGACAGCGGCCCGGCGTTCTCCTACGACTCGCCTTTCTGGCTTGCGTCCAAGTCAAATCCGGCCATTTTCTCGACCGATCACAAGATCAAGTCGCTGACCGGCATTCCGTCTGAATCGACTTTCACGACTGGCGATTACGGGGACGAGTCTCAATCGAGCTATTTGGGTCGCGTGGATGTGCGTTGGTCTCGTCAACCTGATGCAGCTACGGCAACGGGCTACACCAAGACATCGAGCGGCGCGGCTGACTCTGAGGGCTCGTTGTCCGTGTTCGACGGCTCCAAGTTCCCGATGCGGCAGACCGGGCGATTCCATCGTGTGCGG